TATTTGGCTTTTTACACCTGAATATATTCAGTTTGCTTTTCACAATCATACTTTATAAACATCATAGCACCGGTCATTGCCAAGGATGTCGATGATGATAGCCATATTGGCATTTGGTTAATTAATACACCATATATAGTCGTCATAGTGAGACCGGTTGTCCACATCGAAAGCATACCCCATCCGACACCTTTCGTGTCTCGGGTTTTATACATGTGATGGATCTGGGGAATTCCTGAAAGGGTCGTTATAGCCCCACCCATGAGTCCAAGTGCGTTAGTTGCCATATAACATTCTAATGAAACAAAATCTTATCAACTGTGGTCCGAACGCAGAAGATTCTATGGAGTATAATTCCGAGAAGAAACATGAATACAGTTACATTTAAAAGCGGGTACCCCGAAACCTTTGATATCACGAATGATGCAACAAGGGTCGCGAGAACATCGACAATGGCAATGTCCATGAACCGGTACTGGTGGACCCAGGTCCCCGGAGCCCCAAAGAGGTTTTTGAATGGGCACTTGTTCATTTAATTAAAGCCGACGGTTATTGTTCCATCCTCATTCTGGGTTGTCGGGAACGCCTTGACGAAATCGGGACAAGACCCAGGGGTGCTACAATCGACGAACGTGGCATCGGGGTACTTGTCCACCTGCTTGACCGTGTAAGGGCAAGACATCCGTCCATAGATAATCTTGGTCCCTGGGGCTTTGGATGGGGCACCTTGGGGTTCTCCCCTCTTCACGAAGAATAATACTATGACCAGTGCGAGAACGACCAGACCGAATATCACCGGACCCTTCATTTATTATACCTTTCTTTAAAAATAACCATAAACCTTGGCGAGTAGTATGTTTTTTAGAATATTCGATTTCGAAACCGGGGATCCGGTCTGATATCTTACAAACCCACCTTTTCTTGGGACATATGGAGCTGCCATATACCGGTCCGACCAATAAACGAGAGCCGGTATCGAAACCTTTGAAAGTTTGGTTTTATTTTGATTGATTAGATATTGGCGTAAGAGTCGGTTGGTAGCCAAAAGCCTCTTTTCCTGGAAAGCATACGCTTTTTTAGCCCCAGCCTTCTTTAACATTTATAAGTGCGTTGAAAAGATGTCTGACCTTTTCAACGTTCTTATTCGGGGTCTAACCAACTGAGTTATTCTTTCTCCGCAACCGGGATCGAACCAGTGACAAATGGAGCTACAATCCACTGCTCTACCACTGAGCTATGCGAAGTTACTTACTGAAATGCAAGTTGCCTGAAACTCTTCATCCGTGACAAACCCAGAAGGTTTACCAGTGGATGATCCACTAGCAACTGCTTTACACATTTTTATAAAATCGTCGGCTGATAGATTCTTTTTAGAGTAGTTACACGTCTTGCAACATGTCACCACATTTTCGGGGATATACCCTATTTCATTATTCATGCGATCGATGCCATTCACACGAACACTCAGATCCAATTGTCCACAATAGTGACAATTTTCTATAAGCATCTTTTTGGCAACTTCATCATCAAGGGTCCATTCTATATCACGTCTAACTGCACTACGTTTGATTGCATCTAAACGCGCATTCTGATTCGTCCGGTACCATTTTGCAGAATGTTCACGGTTTTCGGACCGCCATACTCGGGATACTTCATTGTTATGCTCACGATACCCTTCTGGGTCGGCTTCAAGACGTCGAGCCCTTGATGCTTGAGAATATTCGTTACCTTTACGAGCCTGAAGTTCCGCATGGGCTGCTATACGTGCAGGAGTATTGTCATTCTTTTTTCCTTTTTCGCGACATGTTAGACACGTCTTGGTTGGTTTGCCGAACCTTCCTACAAATTGATCGAGAGGTTGTTCGGCTCGTGAACAATTTGAACACTTTTGCATTTTATATATCTAAAACTCTATTCTTTAAAGTTATAAACATGAACATAGTAGGAATGTCTTTTGTATAAAAAATATAGGCGGTTTAATTGGAAAATGCTAAGCCCTATAGCAATCCTCGAGGTTTCCCTCGAGGGCGGACTGTATCTTAAGCCCCGATCTTTCATCGAAGCCGACACCCGTTCAGTCTCTGGCGCCCCACCCTTCAAGGTGGTCAGCATGCGGATTGCCCAATCCTTACGATTATTACCATACCTAGGTTCCGATCCTAGCCGCCAGAGGCTTTCGCCCTCACTGGTTTGGTACGTAGAGGCTCTAAGGGGTTTCCCGAACAACAAGGTGTCTCGCCGGTAAGAAATCGGTTTTACCCGTTTTCCTATCCGACTAGCAGGCGGATTTTTACGCTGGTGGCTAACCCAGCCCAACCTACTTTTATGAGCAGCTGAAACAGGTCAATAGACCCTTTTTCGTTTACCCATGCCGCTGGAGATGCGCAGAATGTTGTAGTTGACGGCGAACATGCGCTGCTGAGAGGTGGTCGTGCCACCCTTGGTGATGACGGAAACCTGAGCATTGTCGATGCGGGAGAAGTTGCAGGTGCCGGTGGGCTGGTGCTCCTCGGGCTGCAGGGCGAAAGAGTAGCAGTAGATGCCCGGGTACGGGTTGCCGGTGTGGTGGTAGAACGGCTGCACCTGGTTGAAGAACTTACCGTACTGCTGGGCGAACCGATCCTGACCGTTCAGGATCAGCTTGAAAGCCTGCAGAGGACCAGTCTCGAAGATGGGACCGCCCGCCAGAGACAGAGGAACACCCTCCTCGACCATCAGACCCTTGTTGACATCGCCGCTGACCAGAGCGCCGGTGTACACGAACGGAGAACCCAGATGGTGCGGCAGCACGTAGTTGTTCGTGTTGGAGATGAGCTGCAGGTTGGACGTCACATTCACGTTGGCGCAGTTGGTCGTGAAGTTCCAGACGGAGTTCAGCTGGGTGCCCACGGTCGTGGAGGTGACCGTGCCCGGGTAAGACGGGTTGGTGTAGCACCAGATCAGCTCCTTCACCGGGTGGTTGTAGGACAGACGAATCAGAGAGGTGCTGTCGGTCGTGCCAATGGTGACGGAATCGGCACCGGTGTGCTGGACCTGCTCAATCAGGTACTCGTGACCCTTCTGGGCGAAGCGGCGGCGCTCCTCGGTATCCAGGTACACGTAGTTTGCCCAAACCTCAAAGATGCTGGTGTTGAAGTAGTTGCCAAAGTAAGGCGTCAGGTTGAAATCCAGGCGGACCTCGTGGTACTGCAGAGCAATCAGAGGCAGATACAGACCCGGGTTGCGGTTGAAGAAGAAGATCAGCGGCAGGTACACACGGGTGTTGGCGTTGGGGATGCCCGATGCCGTCGTCATCTTGTTCCAGTCGAGCTTGTCCATGTCAGACAGGAACAGCTCGGCGTACAGGCGCCACCACGCCTGGTAGTGCTTGTCGATGCGCTGACCGCCGATGGTCAGCTCCAGATCCTGGATCGCGCGCTCGGCGACCCAGTTGGCGTCGTAGGCGGTGTTGGTGGAGGTGCCAGCCAGAGCAGCGCCATTGGCAATGGTGCTTGGCTGGGGGTTCAGGGCGACAAACATGTTGCCGACCAGGTCACCGTTGCGAGCGATGGTGACGGACACGCGACCGCCGTTGGAGGCGGAGCCGTTGACCGTCTGCTGAATCACTTCCATCGCAAAGTTCGTGTGGCGCTTGTAGATTGCCTGAAAGAAGGTCACCTTGGGCTGACCGGTCAGGTAAACATCCTGCGTGGATATCCGTGAAAATTTGCTTGCAAATTTTCGCTTAGGGGCTCCGGGACGGCTGGTCCTTTCTTCCCCTAACCGGTTTTCACCGGGGACTGACTATATCTTAAGAGGTTCTTGCACCCCCCACTCCCACTTAGTCGATGAACCTTCTCGTTTCAAAAACGAGCTTGGCTGCGGATTGTCCAATCCGATGCGTTTTTACCATACACGAGGTCATTACCCTGTCCCCCTCCTGTGTCACCACGGAGGGTTGGTAGCATCGGCTCTAAGGATGTTCCCGCAATTCGAGAGTGTCGCATTTATGAATTCTTGCCATGACGAAAACATAAACACTAGCCGCCGATTTCTCGGGGACTGAGCCCAGTATGTCTAAGCTCCGTAAGCAACAAGCTGCATAAGTCCTCCAGCCATTTTTAGTATACCCCGAGAAAATAATTATCAATTAAGGCGCACACGTGCCCTGATATAAATGCCTGAAAAGGTTCCTCATGATGATCAGGGTAACAAACGTTGTTCATCATGTAAAACATACAAGGTCCTGGATGATTTTACAAAATCATCGAAAACATGGGATGGAAGATTTGATAAATGTAGATCCTGTCTGAAAGAATATAGACACGAGAGATCCGAAAAAGATAAGGAATATAGAAGGAATAATAGAGATAAAGTAAATCAATGGAATAGAAATTCATATAATAGAGGTGTGTCAATTAATATTAAAATAAAAGAAAACCTAGCTAGGCGTATGCGCCTCCTTATAGCCGGACAAAAAAGTTTGCACACTGAAGAACTTATCGGTTGTTCATCTGATGATCTCAAATTACACTTGGAGAGTACATTTAAAAATGGAATGTCTTGGGAAAATTATGGAGTTCATGGGTGGCATATCGATCATATAATTCCATGTGCAAACTTCGACCAAACCTCGATAGAAGATCAGAAAATATGCTGGAACTATAAAAATCTTCAGGCTTTGTGGGCAGTTGATAACTTGAAGAAGGGAGCGCGTTGTCCTGGTAATAATTTGTAAACACCTATCAAATGGCATCCACATCCAAGAGAAACCCGGTATCCGAGCCAGAAGAGGACCCTGAGGAGGACGAGGAGGACATGGGGGACCTCGAGATGGGAAATCCATTCGTTGACCTCCTGGTTTCGAGCGACGGGGTCACCGTCGGAGATTCGTTCGCCGAGATTGCCAAGCACCTGGAGACTCAAAATAAAATCCTCATAAAAATTCTGACTGCCCTGGTTAAAAAATAAAGTTGCCCTTCTGATAAGCCACTCATGTTCAATTCCGAGATTGACGTGATGGCAAAAGATCAAATACTCGAATACATTTCAGAGACCGAGACAAGTATCGGTCTGACACAAAAGGATGACGCCTTTTTCCCCCTGATCCACTCCTTCCGCCAGTTTTTCCAGGCGGACCAATTGGTCAATGGGCTCCCCTCAACTATTGATATAGAAAAAGTTACCGATGAAAAGAGGCGCCGGATCCAGCAGTTTGCTGATGTATACGCCCGGGTCCAAGTCCTGGATCTTGCGAGCGAACCATCGCTCGATGTCAATGGGAACGAGATTACAATCGGTGGTCGGATCGGTCGGATCATCGAATCGATCGATGATTATTACGAGGTGGTTTTCCGATACCTCAGGACCTATGAACGAATCAACTTTCCAAACTTGGCGCCGATCGCGACCGATGTTGATGGCTCTTTTTTCCGAGTAAAAACTCTTGACGGCGTTGAGGATGAAAAGTCAGCGAACCAAAAGCTGCTCCTGTATTTCCTGAATGAGCTCAAGAGGAACAATATGAAACGGTACAAGGGTCAATGCTATCAGCAGATTATGTTTGAAGGGGTACCGACCC